TTTAGCGATTCTAAACGTTGCTTAATTAAATTTAAATCCATAATGATAACTATTTTTGTTTATAACTTTTTATTTATGTGGTGAATATACGAAATGGGAACTGGTACTCCTAACTATACTTCAAGAATTTTATGAATCTTCGTCTTTAATTGCTTCAATTCATCTCTTTGTGTAAGTAAAACTGTATTTCTATAATGCTGCCAATCAATTGGAAATTTAGTATCAACTACTCCTCCATTTAATTTTTTAATTAATTCATTAAGGGCATTTATAGTATACAATGTGTTAGATTCTTTTTTTCTATGTACCAGAATCGTATTTTGTGGTAGACTATCTAGATTTGCCTGGTCAATATTATATGTGCAAACATACTCATCATTGCTTTTAATATGCAAGACAAATATCTTATTATACATTATATCATACTTAGAAGTAAGACCCTCAATTAACGAATCTAATTCGTCTAATGTGGTAAATGTGCAAAATAATTTATTATTCAAATCTTTTATGTTTAGTGTAGAGAATTCGTTAAAATCATCTACAGTATACATATTAACGGGTTTATCTAAAATCGTAGTTGCTTCCATAACTTTCTTTTATTTGTAATTTATATTTTTTTATTATTTGTTTAATTTCATCAATCAAATCTTNTTCTCCTTCATCAAAATCAAACAAAAACGAATCATAAGTATATAAGACTAGCTCAGTTTTTCGGTTTCTTAATGATTTAAATATATCCCACAATATACGAACATTCATTGCGGTCTCCAAGTTTTGTAGCACATAATTCAATAATTTTTGAGGTTTCATATCATCTAAAGCGTCTTTTTTATACACATGCTTTGAAACAGGACACTCTATCCAGCCCTCTTTGTTAAATCTTAACCACAAATCATCCACATATATTTGAACTCTTTGAAAAAATTCCAGATCTTTAAACTGCTCGAATACTCCTCCGTATAGTTGTTTGAAAGTTAACTCTTTAGACTTTTGATAATCCACGCCATACATTTTTGCAAATGATTTATGAATATCATCATCACCAAAGTCATACCCCACCAACAACCCCAAAAGAGTAGGATGATAAGCACCAATATCCAACTCAATAAACTTGCTGTTACGTGGAATAAAGCTCTTCCTACATCCATTATCCTTGTTAAGTGCTGCGTAATTGATTCCATTGAATTTATTTGCGGGTCTTGTTGTTAATGTTTTAAAGTTATATTGCGTGTATACGTATTCGCTACGCTCATCGTAAAAGTGCGATTTGAATTCGTCTCTATTAATTCGTATTCCACTTTGCTCCACGGCGTTGAATACCACTGTGGCTTTTGTGTTGTAAAAGTCGTTGATTGGCTCATTTATTTTATCTTTTAAATCGTTAAATATCGTTTCACAATATTCATAGTGTTTAACTATTGGTACTATTCTATTCACATCCTTCTTATCGGGATATTTGTAATAAAGGAATTGATGACTTGTTGTTTTTTCTGGTATATACGTAGGTGTTGTTAATGTAATGTCAAAGAGCTTTTGCAATATTAAATAATGTAAAAATTCCTTCTTATCACGCACATATATCTTATCTAACGCGTTTAATATACATTTTATAGCGTCTATACCAACGTTTAATGTCTCGCTATGGTCGTTTGTTAACATAAACCCTTTTGCGGCATTTAACGGACGAATGTAAACAGCACAAATTCCATTATTTGTGGGATGTTCAAAATGATTATTAGGAATTATTTCAACAAAGGCTTCACCTTTAGCATAATTTTTAAATAACTCTAATTGTTTGTCGTCTTCAACTAACCAAAACATAACTCTTATTTTGGTTCAATATACGATTGATTTATTAGTAGTCCAAATTTAACTTGAAAGTGGTGTTAAAAGAATGTCATCTGCTTCACCATGAAATCTTCCAGTCATTGCTATTCCATTAGGCATTACATGATATAATCCTTGATAAAGTAATCCATTAGGTAAGGTATAATCATCACCACTTGTATATTGATTATTTAGATTTTCAGATTGATAAAATTTTAAATAATTATTAGCTAAAAATTCTTGTAATCCTCTTCTATTAATTCTTCTTTCTGTAATTAATACTTGATCTCTATTAATGTCAAATACTTCACTTTCTACTCCATCTATAGTCCATTGTATCTTAAAAATTTGATATAATTCCCACACCATAGTTNAAGATTGNTTACTCATTTTTTTATAAGTTTTTTCATCAATTTCTAAATANTGGGANTCATTAATTTTAACTGCAAAATATCTAGTAAATGATCCTAATTGATAATCATCTTCTGTNGGAGAAGGGTAGTANAACTGAGGCATCATTCTAGGTTGATCATCTTGGATATNTTNACCTNTTATNGNTAAGTAATTAACTANATCTCTTTGATTCCATTGATCTTTATTAACTATTGGATCTGGGTCATTTAAAAATAGTGCTATTACATTTTCACTTTCTAAGTTTGGGGGAATGGGCGACACGCCTGAAACTTCATACTTTATTATTCTTTGTATAGGTTTATCATTTTGTGTTTTACCTGAGTAATAACTACCATCATATAAACTATGGTAAAATCCTTTGTAAAATTCTCTTGTAGTAGCTAATATAAACTCATCCCCAGGAGTATATAAATTTTCTTTTATTCTATTTTTAGGTATATAAGTCATAATTTAGCTAGTTGATATTGATTTAAGCATTTCAATTAATTCTTTTTGTGGAAAAACATCTGATTTATCAGTTCTAACTGAGTTATGAGTATATACTCCCTTTTTTCCTGACAGTGCTGCTATACTTACAGTACCTGTTCCAAATAATTCATCATAATCATATTTAAAAGGAATACTATATTTACTCATTAATTCTTGCAGCTTACCTTTTACTACATTTATTTGAGCATCAGAATATTTTTCAAAATATTTATATCCTTTATAAGTAATTGTCTCTCCATTAGCATTAACAGCTTGTGTTACATTATTTGAGTCAATTTTCTCACCAACATTATTTCTATATATTAAATCTGCATATGGTGCATCATTACTACCATCATCATCAAATTTTGCAGTTAAACCTCCCCAAGAACATAATTCAATTCCTATACTAGTTCTATTTAAATTTTGAAATGGTAATCTTAGAGCTGCAAATGTAGGTCTTTTAACACCTAAATGATAAGCCCAAAATTCATCTTCAAATAACTGTTCAATTTCACCATTATTATTAGTTACATAGTGTGTAGATACCTTATCTGTTCTTCTACTCCAATCATCAACAACACTTTGAATATCTTGACCACTTACAGTATGGTGTAGATAGAGTTGTTTTTTAGGTGTTTCTGTGTCAAAAAATATTTGAGTAATAGGATATTTAGAAGTAATAGTTTCTAAAGTTGGTTCTTCTACTTCAGCAATATTACTTTGTTTAAAAGATTTTCTTTTTTTTCTAGCTTTATTAACTGCTTCAACAATTGTAGAATCTATAGTTCCACTTTTTGGTACTGATTGTGTTTCTAATTTAGTGGTCCATTCTGTAGCATTAACTGTATGATTTGCTGCTTTAATTTGAATATCTACACTATTAGGCGCATAAGAAGGTGGTAATACTTTATCATCTACCTCAAATTTTTGAAATAATTGAATACCAGAAATACCTTCTATATCTAAGGATAATTCAAAAGGTAAAAAGAAATTAGCTTGAACCTTTCCTGCTTGATTGTAGACCCCTTGTAATAAATTGGTCCAAGTTTTGTTAACATTCTCTAAAGATGTTAAATTTTCACTACTCCATCGCATATTCCAATATAATTCAAAAACACTTCCTTTTGGGTTAGTTATTCCTGTAACTGGACTTGTATATTCAACTTTTGAAGTTAATTGATTATTATATATTTCTTGTAATTTTTTATTATTTTCTTCTAATTGTTCACCAGGAGTAGTAGGGGTGGTTGTAAAATCACTATCTGTTGATTTTGTTTTAAAAGTTCTATCAATTAATCCTTTATTATAATTTGAAAAAGCTGTAGCATTTTCATTTATTTGATTACCATTATTCTGGGCACCTATTGAAATCATTGAAGCAAATTCTTTTGATATAGAAGCATTTAAATCTAGATTTTTTACTATACTTCCTTCTATATTATTTGTAACCCCAAATGTATTTAACTTACAAAATTTATTAGTTTTTGAAAATGGTGGTAATTCACCCCAATTTTGAGGTATATTTTCTATAAACTTTATTTTATTTGTTGAAGTATCTTCAAAAACTTCAATTTTGTTTATTCCTCCTAAAGCCGTTGATATACCATCAAACATAGTTTGGAGAAAGGTTAGCAATGGTAAAGTACCATCTTTATTTCTTTTAGATTCTTTTAATAGCCTTTTAATATATTCAAAATTAACATATATAAATGCAAGTCTTCCAACGTATGGATTACTATCAATTTTAAAATACGTGTTTATTGGATTTAATGCCTCAAATAACATAAGATTTAAAAAAGATTTAGAATCTTGAGCACCTGAAACTGCATCATCAGTAGGTGCCGTAAAAGGAGTTACACATACTAAAGGATTTGAAGAAAATTGTCCTGGAAGATGTTGGAAAAAATTCTGATCAGCCTTCCTAGGATTAACTTTTGAAAATTGGGGCGTAGCTACGTTCTCAAAATTAATGTCAAAAGTAAACATAGGATTACCTTTTTCATCATAAATTAAAAAATCTTTTTGTATTAAACCAAATAAGTATCCTAATGACAAATACATAGTAGGATTTTTTATAGAATTAGTATCAGTTTCTATTTCATCATGTAAAAGAATTGATTTTTCAAATGGTAAGGATTTTTTAGTAAAGTTATCATCAGGATCTGGGAAATCCTCTATTACTCCAGTAAAAAATTGTAAATTAACCGAACCATCATTTGCTTTTTTTTCTTCTCTTTTAAATTGTCTAGATTGTTCTATATATATTTTATCAATTATTTTATCTAATTCCGTATATTGATTATTTGCATTTATAATTTCATCTATTACTGCAACCCCATCTTGATCATCGTATTTTCCCTCATCATAATCCTCTTTTAATTTTTCAACATCAACCCTCCCACCAGCAGATCTAGTGTATGTTCCTGTACCAAGGTTTACCTGACTTATTGGAAGAGGGGTTGTCCCACTTACTTTTAATGCTTCTATTACTCCACCCATTCCAGTTATAGTTGTTTGACAATTATAACTTCCATCAGGATTAAATTCCCATTTAAAATTAGTTATTTTACCAAATACTCCTTCATAATTTCCTGATGTTGTTTCTCTATAACTTCCTATTAAGCGAGGAATTTCAAAATTAGCTGGGTTGCCAGATTTGGCTGTAGGGTTATCCCTTAACATAAATTGTAATGCAGGAGATTGAAAACTATCATATTTCTGTAATATTCCGTCATTATCTAAATAAGTAGACCATCCAAATTCTAATAATAAATTATAACCAGGACGCATGTATAAAGCATCCATTAATGCTAATTGATTTCTATTATAACATTTCATATTAACTACAGCTTTTGATAAAGCTCCATTATTATAATAAACTAAAGACGCATCTATAATTCCCGGTAGGGGTGTAAATCCTTTTTCAGTTGTACCCCCCCAACCATAAGCTCCACTGTAAAATGACCCATCATTTAATCCTGAGTATGTTTTAAAATTACCCTTATCTGTTATTCCTGTTGCTCCCCCTTGTAATATAAAATTTTTAGCTGCATTAGGACCTATAATAAGATTTTCTGATATTCCAAAACTTTTTAATTTTTGTAACATACCATTTTCATCAGACTGAATGTCTACTGTACTAGCTAATCTAATCCATGGGGTTTTTGCATTTTGAGTTATTAAATCTTTATTTCCATAATTTTTATATCCTAAAGATTGTTGTCTTACCTCTATCTGTTTAGTTACCCAAGATAAAAATGGTTGTCCTAATATATTCATCTTTATAACTCATTTAATTGATTATAACTCGCTACTATTCCACTTATATTAATTGGAATTCTTAATTGTGATCCTGGAGATGGGTATAATGAGCCCAAATTTAATTTGTTAGGATTTGCAATAGATATTATCCAATATAATGTAATATCACTGTAAAATTGATTAGCTAGTAAATCTAATCTATCACCAAACTCAGTTTCAATATAAATGTCAGTTTCTTGGGGTTCAATTTCAGGATAATATACAGTTCTGTAATATTGATCTCCGATAGTACCAACGAATTCGTTTTCGTTTCTTATTATTTGTATGTTTTGATATCTATTCATTATGCCTCTACTTATTCAACTGTTCCTTGATCTGTGTTTGATGGTTTTTGTGGAACATAACTATCTACATAATTAGTATTCCTTCCGTTTGATAATGCTATATATCTTTCTTCAATAGCTACTCCTTGATTATTTACACCATTAGCAAATCTTGGATTGATTTTCTGTGGTAAAAATTCATGTATTGGTGTAAATGCCATTCCAGTTACTCTTATCATATGTGGTAATTCTTTAACTGTATTATCTGGACCACCTTCTTCATTAATAGCAATTTCCCAAGTAGCTTCTTGTGGAACCTCATAAGTAAGTGATGAAATAAATCCTGGTTGTTCATATAAATATCCTCCCATGGTTAAACGTACTAAATTTCCTCGCATAAACCCAGCTGAAGTATAATCTGGTGCCATTGTTGATGCTAAATAATTTAATTTTCTATACATTGGTATAAGCTCTGCTTTAGATTGAGCATAAACATCAAAGGATAAATTAATATTTCTGCTAAATCCAGTATAATGATATAATTCTTCTCCTCTACCTGAGTATTTAAAACCATCCCATTGAGATGCATAATTATCACTAAAAGATGTAATAAATGCTCTAAAATGCATGTATAATGCTGAACCTGGATTATCATTATCAATAGCTGCTATTCTAAATTTACATAAATCATTTACTGGTCTTTCATCTGTTGAAGCAATACTACCAGAGTACATATTCATAGCATTAATTTTATCTATAGCAATCATGTCTGATGCTTTTACCCCATATTTTAACCTACCTGTTGGTTCAGCACCCCTACTAGTTAGTATTTTAGGCCCATTTGATCCAGGATCTCCAAAATTTGTTCTTAATGCTATATTTTTCTTTTTGTAATCTGGAGAAATTGATAATATATTAGATGAATTATTATTTTGAATAATTTCAGAACCTGAATATATTGTATTATTAAAAGCTGGTCCTATAATACTACTACCTGGTATATCATTAAATTCTGGTTGTGCTCCATCTAATTGTGCCTTATCCATTACAATAGCATAAGGACTACTTGATGGAGTATATTTTGCTCTTGCGTCATTTCCTTTACCCTCTGGGAAAGATCCATCTAAAGTGTAAGTAGCAGCCATTTGATTCATAAGAAATACTTCTGCACCATTTACATCAGCAAATCTATTTACTCCATTTCCACCTGTAGCACTAGCTACTTTTGATGCAATACTTAATCCTAATTTACTTGTTAAAGTTTGAACTAAATCATCCTCTGAAGTTGGACTATCTTGTGATTGAGGGGTAGATCCATATGCAGATACTATTTTTTCATCAACTTTAGGTGCATTTGGGTCTACAGTAATTAAATATTTTAAATTATATCCTTGACCCTTACCTGTAAAATATCCATTACCTTTAGCTGAAGTTGCATCAATAGCTAAATTATTATTAAGTCCTGTTCTTGTATTTCCAACTGCATTACTACCTGCAAATCTAATATTAGTACTACCTATACCTAAAACTGATCCAGGTCCTCCTTGATATGAAATTATAGTATCACCTTCTGTTTTTATTTGTTGTCTTTCATTGTAAATACTAACTAATCTGTTTTGGAGTTTAGTTGGGTCTATTTGTGTACCAGCTGTTTTTGGATCTGCATCAGCTATAGATTCTTGAATTTTTCGGCTCATTTCTGATGAGTAGGTTCTTAAACCTATTACTGCATCAATTCCTAATAAACCAGATAAACCAGTTCCTTCTGCTACACCTGTCATAGGTGAAGAAGGATCTAATCCCATTAAATTTAAATGTGTTCCTGTAAATCCAACACCAGCTTGAGCTAATGTACTTGTAGGTAAGTAAATACCACTTGCTAAAGCTCCACCACCTTCTCCTTTTATAAAATCAGGTTCTTTATTTCTACCATAACCCGCACCATATGATGCTTCAGTCATTACTGATGTACGCGATAAAAGTTGTTGATTAGCTGTAAATATTAAACCATTAGGAGATCTAGTATCAAAAAACATTTTTGATAATCTACTTACATCAGTAGCTGCATCTCTAGGAGCATTAAGGCCACCTCTAAATAATATATCTAAACTTGAAGGAGGTAAATCACCATATATAGGTTGACCACTACTATCTAATTGAGCAATAGGTGTTGGATTAGAATTATCCACATCAACGCCCGGGATATCTTTTCTAATGTAAGGTTGATTACTAAATCCACTAGCAAACCTATCACCAGAATTATCACTCCCAAACTTTAATTTATTTAAGTTTGTAGTAGAGGTTATTAAAGGCATTTAGCTTTATTTAAAATGATCTATTTTCTGGAGCATTATTTTTATACCTATTTGTTTCTCCTTGGTATGTGTTTGCTGCTTGACCTGCTTGTGATATTGAAGGTAATGAGTAACCTGTAGCTGCTCTTCCTATATTATTATAAGCTGGTTCTGTTAAGTTAGGATCACCAATATTTGAATACTGGTTATGAAGTAATGAATTACCCTGAATACTAACTGAATCTGGAGTAACACCATCTGCTGGAGATACTGGTACTGCTAGAGGTGAACCGTTTGCGTCAAACATTTTTAAAATTGATTCTGCCATGATTTTATTATTTTAAGTTAATTTTATTATAAATATTAATTTTTTTAGTTCCCCATATTAGAGGTTGCTAATGCTAGTGATTTTCCTACTTTATTTCCATCTAAGAATACATCTCCTCCACTATTTACTGCTGCTATAAGTTCTTTTAGTAATCTTACTACTTCTCCTGAACTATTACTTTGACCCCCACCATCACCACCGAGATTTGTACCGACTATCATTGAGTCTTGTTTGTCTAACTGTATACTCCCTTTTGGTCCACTGACTATAGTCTCACCTCCAGGGCCAATCATCCCATCTTTCATTTTACTCCTAGCAGCCATTACAGCTGCTACCCCTGCTGCTATAGCTATTAAAATTGTAGGCATTCCTATTCCTAAAGTACTAGCCGCTGCTGTAGCCATAGTCGATGCTGCTAAAATACCAGCTTTAATACCTGCAATTGCTAATAATACCCCTTGTTTTATTAAACCTATATTTGCTATTGCTACAGATGCAGCTACTGCAGTAAAAGCTGCTGATAGGAAGGTAACCATAGGTCCCATTCCTTCAAATACATCTGAAATTGATTTTGAAGGATCAAATATAGCTGAGATTATATCAAACATTCCTTGAAGTGAATCTACTATAGGTGTGATTATTCCTTGTAATATTCTAAAAGTTGGAATTAAAACTGTTGATAATGCACTAATAATGGGATCCAATAAACTTGCAATAGGTCCTGCTATGGAAATAAAAAGATCCATAAATTTTTCAGTTAAAGCATTCATCTTTTCTGATTGAGACGTAGATTTCATTTGAGCTGCTAAAGCATCATCAATACCACTTAACTTCATTTTTTTAAGTGCTTCTTCATGACTCACCCCAGCATCAACTAAAGCATTGTAAGCTTCTTGTGCTTTAGATTGGCTTTTAAAACCACCTTTAGAAAGTTGCTCCATAACTTTTTGTTTCTCTAACATTTCAGCCATTTGATCTATATTCAAACCAAAGGCTTTAGCCATAGCCTGTCTTTGTAGGACATTCATTTCTTCAAACTCATTAATGTCTCCTACTTCTTTTCTTATTTCAGCTGCTAATGCTGCTTGATCTCCTCTTAATGCTGCTGCTCTAGCACCTTCTAAATTTAATTGTTTACCAGTCATTAATTCAGCTTCCATTTCAGCTGCAATAGATGATTCAAAATCTAATAAACTATTTTGTACTCCTTCTAAGTCAGCTGCTTCTAAACCTAATAATTTTGATTGATAAACTTGATTTGCTAATTCTTTAGTACTTCCTTTAGCAGCAAGACGTTGTGATGCTGATAGTTTAGATATCCCTTCCTGTATTTGTTTCTGGTTTATACTCAAACCACTTTGTTGGTTTAATTGAGTAGTAATATCAGAAACCTCTTGAAGTTGTTCTCCAATTCCTTTTGATGTTTTTATTTGGTTTTTAGCAAAGAAATTTTGGGATTCAGCTGATAATCCTAATTTTTCAGACATAGTATTCATATCCACAGCCATCTGAGCTGGGTATTGTACACTAGTTCCTAATAAAGCATTTAATGATTGTTGGGCAGCAACTATATCTTTTGTACTAACTAATATATCTTCAGTTGCACCTGCCTGTTGTTGAGAAGTCATTACAATTTCTCTTCCTTCTGCTGCTGATATTCCTTGAGATTTAGCTATTTCTCCAGAAGCCCCATCTATTATTTTGAAGGCTTTTACCATTTGGTTCAAAAGAGCTAAACCAATAGCTAATGGACCAAAAGATTTTGCTAAATTAGCACCTATTTCTTTTGTAAGGTGAGCCTGTGCGTTAAATGGCTTACCAGATGCTATTGCTTCTTTTTGTAATTTTTTAGTATTTTTTAAAGCATCATCAAGACCCATAGCTTTACCTAAAGCTCCCATTCCTAATTTATCTAAAGCCCCTCCTACAGCTTTAACAGCAACACCAACATTACCCATTTTAGACTCAAGTTCCTCTTCTTGTTTTATTACTTTTGTAATAGAATCCTCGATCCCTTGATATAATCCAGGCACTTCAGCTACCCCATCTTTATTCTTTACAATCATTGCATTTAGGTTCTCAAGAGCTATTAATTCTTGAGCAGATGCTGTTCCTGATTGTTCCTTTAAAGCTAGTAATCTTTGGGATTCTATAAGATTTTTTTCTTCAATTTTTGCCTTAGTTAATAATTTTCCTAAATCTTCAGTATTTCCATCAACAATACCATCTGTGATATCTTTAACATCACCCATGATACCCGTTAAGGATTTCATTGTTTTTTTAGTTAAAGCAAATCCTTGTTTTCCTTTAGTTATTTCATCAGTAACAGCATTTAAACCACTAAAAATTTCATCAACTTCTTCTTTAACCTGATCCATTGCACCAAATAAACTATTAGCTTCTTTTTTGGCATCGCTAAGATATATAGATAATAATTTGAAGTTTTCAGGATCTAAAAAGTCTTTAGTATCCATACCCTCAAAAGGATTTTGGTCTCCTAATCTCTGATAGAGTTTATCGATTTCAGCAAGATTGCCCTTAATAAAGGCTAATTGCTTTTGCTGTTCTTGGAGTTCCTTTTTATTCATGTAAGGTTAAATCAGTGCTATTTTGTTATAAATATCGGAGAGCATCATTTTTTAGATGCTCTCTTCATATAACTATTTGGGGTAATAGGTTTTCTTGGAACTGATTTAGTTGGATTATTTAAATCAAAACTCTTTCCAGTTTTTCCTTTACTAGATGCTTTTTTCATTGCATCACTTTCCTGTTGTTTATACTCTGCTATTTGTTGGTAAGTAAATTTTCTTAACCAAATCGGCATATTAAATACTGTATGCCAATCATATCCTCCTCCTCCATGATATATTATTTCATGAATTTGTTTAAATAATGATTGTCTATAGGTTAGAGTCAGGCCAAAAAAAGTTGACGGTCATAGGTAAGGATACTTCCTCACTTATGCCGCCGCTACTCTCTAAGTTAAACGTCATATCAATATCAGGTTGAAATGACTTAATATATTCTCTTAATGATCTAGAATCTCTTGCTAAAAAATAATTATCAACAAAATTTCTAATATCTTTACTATCTGTTTTTCCATCTACTGATAATATCATATGTTTTAAACGTGTAGACATTTCTGGATTAGTATTTTTATTTATTTTTTGTAATCCTTTTATTTCAGATTTTACTTTTGCATCATCTTTACCACATAATAATTTAAATTCAATAACAGTTTTACTAGCTGGGCATGTAAATTTAAATTTATTAACACCTTTTTCATCTAAATGATCTTCATTTAAATATTTCGTTTCTAATGTAGATAAATCAACGGTTTTTTGTTGACCATTATATCTAAAAGTATAATCAGCACCATAACCTAAAATTCTAGCTGCTACTAATACAGCATTTTTATCACCAACAATCAAATCATCATAATCTACTTTTGAAATAATTAATGATTTTATTAGCTTATCTAATACTGATCCGTCTTTTATGTAATTTTGATTAGTTAAAATATCTTCTTCCTTAGCGGTCATATATTTCATTTCGATCTTTCCACTACTAAGTGGATTATCTTTAGGATAAATTAATCCTAATGAAGGTAATTCTACAGTTTCTGTAGGAAATTTAAAATTTTCGTCCATATCTTTTATTTAGTTATAACTTTATTTCGTGTATACGTATTTAATATAAAAAAAAGCTTGACCGAAGCCAAGCTATTCTTTAAAATGTGTGCCTATTTTACTAGAAGTTTAATACGCAGTAATCCATTCCAATTGTCATATCGATAGTGTTTGCTGTTCCATCGTCATCCCAATTCATATCACTAAATGAAGCATCTTTTATAAATGCACCTTTTATGATCCACTCTGATACTACATCACCTACTGGTCCTAATACATCAATAGTTAAATCTTTTTTATAGAAATCACTGTATCCATCTCTACCAGTTACTGATTCGTGGTGTAATCTTGTCCACTCCATTACAGCTTGCGCTCCTGAAGGAGTAATTGGATCAAATAATTGCATCGTTAAATCATTCCATCTTAATTTTCCTTTTACTTTTCTATAAGTATTGATGTGATTTAATACGATTTCGTCTTGTGCAAAACCCATTCCACTAACACCCTTAATGATGTAAGCTGGGATTCCATCTACGTACATAATAAATCTGTTAGCAACTTTTGGTTCAAAGGCTGTGAAAAATATTTCGTTTGGGTTTAATACTGCCATTTTATTTTTGTTTTATTTTTGTTTTATTATAAATATTATATCTTTCAATTCTTATGATGGNAAAGTTGCTCCAGTTGGAAGAATATTGAAATCTAGGTAAATAAATTCAGCTGTTTTAGTTGGCTGTAAATAAATTGCTCCTACCATTTGATTTCTATCTACTACATCTGGTCCATTATTTGAAGCATCCATTACAACTTTAAACGCGTATAAACCTTGTCTTTGTTGTACTGATTCTAAATATGGATTAACTTGTCCTAAGAAATTGTTTCTTGTTGCTGCTGTATTTTGTTCAAATACTAAATTATCAGCAATTTGTGAAATGAAAGATTTAAGTTCAATTAATAGTCTTCTAACATTTACTCTATCTAAAGCTGATGCTTGNGATTGTAATGTTTTCTGACCAAATACTACAACTCCTCTTCCNGGGAACGTAGCTATTGGATTAACTTTTCCTGTATATAGATCATCTCTATTAGTTTGAGTTAATTTTCTTTCCGCCTGAGTTACCGTACCTAAACCGCCTCT